TTTGAAAAAGAACTTGTTTATTGGAACTACGTAGATATTTCTAATAGATCAACGACCCAGTCGTATCCTAATACGGTCTTGGTTTTCAATTATCGAAATAACACATGGGCAAAATTCAGAGATACCATCACTTGTTTTGGAACCTCTCAATTTCAGTTTGGAATCACCTGGGATAGCCTGACAACTTTCTGGGAAAGCAATGTTGGTTGGGATAATGTCGATGAGCAGCAATATGTCGATTATGTGACTCTAGGCACTCAGCAGGGATTTATTAATATCTATCAGAATCCAGACGCAGAGACGCCGCAACCTGTGAATACTTTATATGCCAACACGATGGCAATTACGGCAGTTAATTTTGGCGTCCATCCGACTCAATTAACCATACCAAATCACAATCTGGCCAACGGTGAAATTATATACATTCAGAACACTTTGTGGAGCGGTTCTGATCCTGGTTTGAATAATGTAATTTATGCTGTCACGATTGTTGATGCTAATACGGTAACTTTGTCTACATGGGATTTTCTATCCCAAAATTACACTGCGGTGGACATTACATCGAGTGCTACATATATTGGCGGTGGTCGAGTTACTCTTTTCCCCAAGATGAATATTCAGGGTAAAGATTTCAATCCTTTCCAATCGCAGGGAAATCAATTCAAACTTTCCTATATCGATTTCCAAATGGATTCTAATCTTCAATCGCCAGCCATCACTGCTATCACAGTTCAATTGTTTGTCAATTCCTATCTAGGTGAGCAGGCTAACTTGCTTGCAGGAAATGACGCTTTGGTCAATTCAGCGTTGAATAACTCTTCACAGAATTCACGCTTTATAACGAATGCCACAAAAGCTAATCCTTGCCAAATTACTAGTCCAAATCATGGTCTAATTCCTGGAACTCTTATTTATATCGGTAATGTACAGGGGATGACGCAGCTAAATTCAGCGATATATTCTATCACGGTAGTCGACGCAAATAATTTTACTTTAGACAACACAAATTCAACCGGATTCAGCACGTACACAGGAGGGGGAGTATGGAATACGAGCCCAGTGAATGGCCAAACCTATATTCCTGGATCTCAGTATGCATGGTATCGCTTCTATAGCACCCAATTTGGCCAATATCTTCGTATTGGTTTGACTTATGATGATAACCTCATGAATCAACTTGCTACCCACCAAACTCCTATGGAGTTAAACGCGATGAATCTCTGGTTTAGGCCCGGGGGTAGATTGATTAATTAATATATAGGATTTATATATTTTACATATAGGAAATATACATAATGAATTCTTCCGATAATCCTCTCAATACCAATCAACTGCCAATTTCCCTAGACGTAAATCCAGAAGATAAGGATTTTCAGAACATTTTGTTGCTTTATTTACGTCGGGTAGCCAATGCAGTGAACACCAAAGAAAGTGGATTATTTCTGCTTCAGGAGAACGCTACTTTTGAGCAATGGTACCAAACTGGAAATCCTCAGCAGAATCGAAATGCCTATCGCATTACGGCTGATTTGGTGATGCTCAATGGCGGCAATATTCCAGCAGGAACCACTAACATTGTTTTATCTACATCAACGCAACCTATGAAGATTAATGGATATCTCTATCCTGTTCAAGGTTTCGGCGGTGCAGTAGATACAATGGGCCTCTCTTATTTCTTAAACGACCCTGATATTTATGTCCGATATAATAACTCGACAAATACAATTATTATTCAAAATAATTCAGGTAACGCCCTGACCTGGTGTGTATGGGTCATGGAGTACTTAAAAAATTAGGTGCATTATGCCAAAATTCAGCGAATGGCTTTTCGGTAGCCCAGATAAACTACATAAAATAGAAACAGGGACTCCTGAACAGCAGGCTCTTCACAATAGCATTCTTGCGCAAGCGATGGGCCTTCAGGGTGCTGGAGGAGGTTATAATTTAGCTAATCAATATTACAATAATTTTCTGGGGTCTAATCAAGGACAAGCTTACGATCAATTTTCTCAACCTTATCTTCAACAATTCGAAGAACAACTGCTTCCTCAAATAGCTGAAAGATTTGCAGGAGGGGGAGCACTTTCATCTAGCGGTTTCGGTCAAGCTTTGGGAGGTGCTGCTTCAGGATTACAGGCCCAACTCGCCCAACTATTCTCTAATCTTCAGGGTCAAGCGGCACAACAACAATACGGCCAATTCAATCAATTATCTCAGAATGCCTTAAACTATCAACCATTTGCATATCAACAGAGAGCTGGTTCAGGAGGATTCTTAGGGCCACTTCTAGGGGGAATAGGAACTGCTATGGGAGGGCCAATCAGTGCTGCATTAGGACAAGGAATTGGCGGCGGTATAAGTAGTCTATTTAAAGGCGCTCAAGGCGGAGGAATAATGTAATATGGTTCAGGTAATAAGGACAGAAAATCCCCAAGGACGACTTGCAGAACAGTTAGGATTGAGTTTGGGTTCTGGCATAGGAAATGGATTGAATACTTTTTTTGCCAATAGAAGTTTAGAAAGCGTTTTACATGATAAAGCTTTAGAAGGGCAGCCGCTTTCTAAAAAATTAGAAGCCATTCGTTCTGCCTTGAGTCCTTATGGAGAAAAAGGACAAGAAATCTTTAAGCAAAGAATGGAAATTGAGCAGCAAGAAATGAACGAAGCTCAACAAGATGTTCTAGGCCGAGTTATAAATAATCAAAAGATATCTTCTAGAGATTTTGCTCGTCTTACACCTCAAAACCAATTAAAGGTGCTAGAGTTGCAAAAGAAAAGAGATGCTGGAAAAAGTATTTACGATTCTTTAATTAAAGCCGGATATCCAGAAGAAACAGCAAGAATATGGCAAAATCAGATGGAAAACGCTCCTACAGGCGGCCAGTCGGATGTAATTAAGAACGTCAACGATTTAATCAGACGTTCTAAATCAGGAAAAGGGTTAGGTGGCCATCTTGAAACTGAAGAAGAAGTAAAACCCAATATCGATATACCAGGAACAAATTTGGGCGCTTTACATTTAGATTTTCCTGAACTTCCTGAGCCCGTTGGTATGACACCTGCTGATATAGTAAAACAGAACGAATACCGTGAGAAAACAAATATTCCTCTTTATACGGATACCGTTGATCGATTAAATGCTCTTGATGATGAATATCGAGAAGTTAAGCACTTACAAGACTTGAATGAAATTCCTGGGGCTTTACCTAGAGGTGTTGAGAAGTGGAACGTAGATTGGGATACAGGGGACTTGAGAGTAAAAGCTTTGGCTACTCCAGAAGCGCAAGATTATGTAAAAACCATTGCTCGTATGGCTAGGAGGGCAAAAGACTTCTTCCCTGGTCGTGTTACCAATTTTGACTTAGATCAGTTCAAACAGGGTTTTCCAACCTTAGCCAACAGTCCAGAAGGTCGTCGTTTGATTGCTGAACAACTTGCTTTAGGAAATAGAATTGCTTATCTAAAAGACGAGACCTTTAAAGCCGCCATGGATCATTATGGGTCGGGAGCAGATCCTGTACTCATTAAAAAGTATGCTACTGAGAATTATAGAAGATTGAAATCACAATTAGAAGAACAATTAAAACAAGTAAATTCAAAAGCTAGATCAATGGTAGAACAAGAATCAAATAAAATTAATAGACCTTCTTTAGATGAGATTTTTAAATGATCTATCAAGAAAAGTATCAAAAGGCCAAAGAATCTGGATATTCTGATCAAGAAATCATGGAATATCTATCCACGCAGGATAGTTCTTTCGAAGATAAAATGATGAAAGCGCAGGAAGCTGGTTATACCCCTCAAGAAGTATTAAATTATTTTAATTCAGCTCCTAAAGAAGAGAAATTTGGAGCTGCTGATTATGCCGCTGATTTCGGTAAGCAAGGTCTTCAAGGAATTGGAATTGGGGCTCTTGGTACTTATGGTGATATCCTTGATGTATTAGGATTGCAGGCTTCAGAAACTTTACCTGGAGAAAAAGCTCAAAATAGATTTCAGCATCAAATTTTAACAAAAATGCAAGAGCCTGGTCATGTACCTTCTTTTAGCGAGATTTATGCACTTTCCGATGACGATGATATTTTGCCCAGATATTCTAGGCTACCTAATTCACAAGATGTAGAAAACGTAGGTAAGGAGCTTGGGCTTATTTCAGAGCCAAAGACTGCTGCCGGTCGTTATGGACGTAGGATGGGTAAGCTTGGTGGAGGTGGTCTAGCATTAGGTGGAGGGGGAATTCTATCTCCAATAGTAGCAGGAGCGGCGGGACAAACTCTAGAACAAATGGGAGCTCCACCTTGGGCCCAAGCAGCCGCAGAAATTATCGCTACATTAAAATTAGCTCCTAAGTCTAATGTGCCTATTACTTCAAAAAGTAAAGAGGTTGAAAAAGTTTTGGCAGATTTACGAAAAGCCGGTTATTCAGAA